GTGATTCTGTGTGTGGTTACTCTACTGCTATTGATGAGTTTGATCAAACTTGTAAAGAACATGATTGTGCTTATTTCAAATACGGACCTCATAAAGAAGCGGATCACGTGTTCTTCAGAGCTAACTTTGGAAGAGGAATCAAGAGAACATTAGCTGGACTAGCTGTTGTTTCTCAAGGAAATAAACCAAAAATGGCGCCTACACCTCGTCGACAGATCGAGTGGCACGGTGGAATTCCTACTCCTCAATCTAATGATAGATTGTTAACTTATTATGATCTTACTGATACTGAAAGTTTTATGTCTGTTGACTCAAGCGTTCATTCTTCTGATGTAAATAATTTAACATCTCTTCGAAATATGTCAGTAGGTCGTACTCGTCCTATTGATTCCACATTGGGTGGAGCTTTTACGAAGACTCCCGTATCTGATGGTATATATGCTGATATATCTCGTTTGAAGACTGGTGTAACTCAACATCTTGAACTTATCGGACCTGTTACTGGTGGAGATATTGTTTGGTTCGGACATTCTAATTTTGATTACGTTCGTATGACGTATATGTCAGCTCAATCACTTGCGAAGATGGTTGCATTTAAACTCGGTTTTCCGATTGATAATTGGGCTTCACTTATGCCTACATCGGTTCAGAATGTTAGACTTGAGATGACTTATCATACTACTTCAACATCTACTGTTGTTTTGACAGTAGTTCAGACAATTACTGCTGGTGAAACTTGGACAAATATGGCTAATCGTATTCGTGATCAATTAGTTACCATTTATGGCACGAATCCCGATGCATATCTTCTCGATTTAAATATTGACAAATTTCTTGGTACAGATTTTGTTCCTCTTGGCCGTATTAGGCTTACAGGAATGAAAATTCACTTTTTTTCTCAATCTAAGCTTGCGGTTCAGAATGTAACTTCAGCACAAGTTGGCGATGATGATGTTGCAGATAGTGACAATGTTACTGCTGCTGCATTGTGCGGAAGAGTGTATGAATTTAATGGAAATTATGCTAGGAAGATTGGAGTTAATCGACCTCCTGAAGACCTTACAGCTAATAGTTGGGTTACTGTAACTACTGGTTTAGCTAATCCTACTAACACTCAATCTTATTCTGAACCTGTTTCTAAAACACAATTTTACGGTTGCAGAAAAATGCGTGAGATTAAGTTGTCTCCTGGCCAGATTAAAACTAATCAGTTTACTGCCGTTACTTCGTCTTCATATAATAGGTTGTGGAAAAATTATACTCAGCGAATTGCTACAAATTATACCCATAGTTATGGATTTTTTCATCTGTTTTGCTTGGAGAAGAAAGTTGCTATAACTGGTGGAAGAGAAATTGCTGTTGCATTGAATTGCGACGTTAAGCTTGGCTCTTTCTTAGAGGAAGTTAGCAATTATGTTACAAATCCTTTAACAGAGCATTTGCCAATTACTACTTAAAAAAAATAAATAATGCCCTACCGTTCACGTACCGTTCGCCGTTACCGTCCAAGACGTCGCCCTATTGTTAGAAGGCCAGTTCGTTCAAGAAGATATAGACGTCGTTATTAAATAAATTTATTGATATTTCTCGTTCATTTCAATCATTTCAATTCTGCGTTCCAGCGCTTGGTATGTTAATTCATCGAGTTCGGGGTACCATTTTCTTGGATGGAGGTTGCTGGTGATAAAGAAGTTGATTGCTTTGAGTACTGTTGCGCTTCCTTTGATTTCGACCAGCATTGGATACTTATCCAGCCATCTGAGGAGATGGGAGATACTGACAATTCCTCTGAATTCGTCAATAACCACGTTTTCATGGCCTTGGTAACCATCCCAAAATTTGGTGAGAGGATCTTTTGGGTAAGCGTCCAGACCCGCTTGTTGCCATGCAGTGTGAGACTTTCCACAGCCGGTAGGCCCAATAAACACTCTGCACCGAACCTCTCGTATATTTGGCCTGACATGGTCCACGCTGATTCTTTTGAGTGCGTGATAACATCGAACGTATACGTCTGGAGGAATTTCCTCGAGATTCCCCTCGATTGCTTTTTTTCTAATGTCGGCCCAATCCTTAACGTTATTCCGGTTACATTTTCGGGATCCCAGTTCGAAACGGGTCCCAATGATCGCAGTTTCTTCCTTCCATACATAGGTCTCTGCGGCTGAGGACTTTGTTCTCTCTGCATGCACGGAGTCTCCGAATATGCTTTTAATCGTTCCCAATCTTCCTTGCTTTCCGAGGACAACAAACAGTTGCCAGTGTAAATAACCGGATTCTTCACCGGACTCCAGCTGACCTTTGATAAATTGAACTCCGGGGGGTTGCCAAGGGGTGAATTGGTGATGGGGGATTGTGAGGATCCAATAGATTGCTTTTGCTGACATGACATTTTGCGTTGCTTTTTGGGAATGAAAATGAGCCGCAAATGTTGCCCTTTTATAGACTGAGCGGCGCAGCCGCTGACTCAGAAAGGGGTACCCCCCTTGTTACCCCTTGCGTGACATTTCCCACGCCCCCCACATAATATAATTGTTGTCATTGCAGCCATAGGCTGCCCTACGTAGGTTTAAAAAAAATGCGTAATTCATCGAATATACCGCGCGGAAAGTGGTCTGACTTTCGCTATCTCACTAGTAGTGAGGTTTTGGCTCGTGCTGACACTGATCTTGGTCATTTAATCAACAAGTTGAATTCATATGCTGAAAATGAAGATATTCTGTTTGAAGGTGAAAACATCTCTGCTTTCAAATTCAAGTGCAAAGATATTGTGGATAACATTGGTCGTTTGCGTGACAAAATATATGGTACCATTGCGTTTGCTGATCGTGTATCGCGAAAATATTAGTTGCTGTAGTAAGACCTAGGCAGGTGCCTAGCCAGTATTACTTACTACAGCGACTAGGCACTAGGCACCGTTTTAACCAGTGCCAGTGTATAGTCTAAATAAATATATGAATGTCAGAAAAATTACAAAATTCTTCCATCCCTGGCAGCCACGCCATCTCAGATATCATGGATACTATTGTGGACCAGGATGGTCAGATGGTGAATATCGTGATTCTGTGTGTGGTTAC